AGCCGTAGACGCTAAATCGTCACCTTCAGCCTGAAAGTTATCAGCGGCTGCGGCCAGAACATCAGTCTCCCACTCAAAGTATGTACCTGAAGCGGAAGATCGGCCAGCACCGTTTACAAACGGAGTGTCAGTCGGTGAGATATTGTAGATAACATTGGAGAGGTCTTCGCGAATGGCTACAGCACCATAAGTTGTGCGTGTATTTGTTGGTACTGCCATGATTATATCCTCATGTTATAAGTTTACAAAATCCTCCATCAAAAGGGCAGCATCATCGACCCTGCCACTTTGTTGAAGACGTTTCATTTTTGCAGCACGTTTCTTATTATTTGTATCAGTTTTCTCAACACCTTTCCCAGATCGAACAACCTTGGGTTTGTTCTTGATTTTTTTGGCTTTTAAATCAGGTTTTTGTAAATCATCAAACCTCATTGCTTTCATCAAAGTAATTAATTGTTTATGATCGTAGAGGTATCCTAATTCTTCCTGAGTAAAGCCAACTGATATAGCATAATTTTTTATATCTGTACTTAGTTTATTCCTAGAGTCTGTATTATTCCACTCTGGAATTGATTCAGCCATTTTAGAGTGTTCGTAAGCAACTCTCTGCTTTAATTGATTTTTTCCTTCTTCGGCTAATTGAGAATCTTCATACTGTTTCCTACCTTCAAGGGCGCGAATCTCATCCTGCGCTTGTCTAAACTCTTCGCGTTTTAGAAGGTATTCTCCACCATCTTCTTCTCTTAATCTATCCCAATCAATATTAAAGCGTTCAAGTCCTGCTGTTGAATTTGTAATGGCCTCGCCAAGTGCTTGAGAATACTGCTGCTTCAGGTTTTGTAATTCAGGGAGTGCTTGAGCGTACTGTTGCGCGCCCCGTTCGTATTCCTGTCTTAAATTAGAAAGTTCCTGAGTTTTTCGGGTATAGTCTGATTGCCGGGAATATCCCTTAAGGAGTTCGTCGTAGGTAACCTCTATTTCCTGACCATTAGCGGTAACTGTAAATAGTGGCTCTTCTTCGTCTTCCTCTTCTTCATCAGACTCTTCGGTTTCCTCTTCGTCATCTTCTTCGGTTTCCTCTTCAGGCTCCTCAGATTCTTCGTCAGATTCTTCCTCAGATTCCTCTTCCAATGATTCGTCTTGAGTTTCCTCAGTAGACTCTTCCTCTTCTGTAGGTGGTGCTTCCTCTTCCTGTAGAAGTTCCCCTTCGGGGTTCATTAGGCCGAGTAATGCGTCGTGCGCCTCTTCAATACTTCCTTGATTTGGCTGTTGTGGCAGTGTTGCCGGGTGCGGGGCTGGTTGCGTATCCGCCATAATTTAATTCCTCTTTCAGATGAATGGATGTTGCTTTTCTAGAATTTCATTCATGTGTCCAGTTTCAACTATAGACGTTATATGTGCATGAATTCTATCAAGCAGTCTCATTGCAAGCCAGATAGACTCTCTGGCTTCAACTTCTGTTGAGCCGCTAGATTCCCAGCGGTTCAATAAATCTTTTTTTAATACTTCAAATGCTTCATTAAATAAGGGATCACTAAGAAGGGCATTCGCCCTACCAAGTTGCTCTTCTTTGTTCATGTGTCTCCTATTGCGACGGCCCTCTTCTGTTCTCTTTCAAGACTCAATTCTTCCGCTTTTAACTGAGAATCAATCTGTAGTTTGGCGTACTCCTGTTGAATCTTCTGAGCCTTAAGTTGAACTTCAGCGGCCTTGATTTCCAATTCCTTCTGTTTTATCTGAGCCTCCATTTGAACCTCCATTTGTTTGGGGTCTTGCTCTGGAGGCTGTGGAGGAATCTGAGATGGATCAGTAAGAAAATCATTAACGTTTTGAAATCCCATTGTTTTTACTAATGCAGCACCAAGATTATACATATTCTGTGGAGTTACAATAGGCAATCCACCTTTCATTGCTTCGCCAGCAAACTGCAACATCTGAGATAAGTGCATCATCTGTTGGTCTTTATTACCACTACCTAATGCAACACTTACCGTGCAATCATACTTGTCGTTCCAAGCGGTAGGTCGAATAGGAACCCAATCATTCCTTAACATGATGACTCTTTCCTTGTCTTGGTTCTTGACAAGAAGTTCGTAAATCGTATTCATTAATTCTTTTACGCCAGTCTCTGCAAAGTTTCTGGCAATGAGTTCTACGCGACTCTGTGCGGCTGTCATAACGGCGTTGACAGCGGTAGCCGTGGTATGAGATGTTAAAGCATTTTCATTCATACCCTGTGACATTCTTGACACACCAGCCCTAGACTCTCTTACACCGTCTAGGTATTCAAGCATCTGGAATGAATAAGGCTCAAGTGCTGGCGTGTTCAAAGGCATTACTGCATTAGGAGATTTAACCCTAACTACACCACCCGGTCTTTGCGTAAGAAGGTCGTCAAGATTGGCCTGACCTTCTAGCACGGCAAACCTACCATAATTCTGGTTGTACATATTATCCATGAGGTTACGCATAAGCGTAGACTTCATTAACTGTAAGTCCATAATTAAGTCAGCAATCGATAGACCAAAGAACTTATGGGGAATCTTTATTGGTGTAATAGAAACGAATGGGATTTTATCTATCTCTTCATTTGATAAAACCATTGATCCTACAGTACAAACCTTTCTTAATTCTGTAATGCCATCATTATTGAAATCTGTTTTTAAGAAAGATTCATGCAACCAGTAAGTTCTTAAACCCTCTTCGTTGCCTACTGGATCACCCCATCCTTCCCAATAGTTTGCTGACTTATCAAATGCATATCTTTCAAGCCGCTCAGAGGAAAAAGATAATTCGTCTTCTTCTCCAGAACCCAATTCATCCGCACTCAAATCTTTATCGGGATACATTTCTCTAAGTTCTGAAAGAGTCTTTCTTACTCGGTGACAAACAAATCTTGCCTCCTGTATACTCTTTGCTTCTCTGCTAATTAAAAATTCAGAAGGTGGTATATTTTCAACTTTGATCTTTCCGTCATAACCTGAACGCTTTATAACAACATCATGGACAACCTCTTCAGTTTCAGAATACTCTCCAGACTTGGTGTATTCAGTATGTTGCATTACCTCTATACTTTCGGGTAGAATAAGATAATTAAATTCGTCATTAGTTAGACCTTGATATTCTTCCCTAGTTGCTTCTTCGTACTCATTCCACCAAACCTTTACAATTCCATTCTTGGATAAGAGGGCGTCCGTGAACCAAGAGTATAGAATTTCCCAACCATCATTATCTTTAGTGAAAACATAGTTTACATAATCACTGGCCTGATCTGCCATAGCCACATCTTCTGGGCCATGAGCAGTGAACTTAACCATTTCATCGCCAGACGCAAACACCCTCATCAGGGATGGTTTTATCCACTCAATCGTATCCTGAACTGTAGTATCTACAAACTGGGAACGACCTTCAACCTCATTCCCAAAGGGAAGACCATAGTAATACTCCATAGCCTGTTCCCTCTGCTGAGAGATAGTATCACCCATATAACCAAGGGAGTCTGTAATCTCTCCCTTGATTCTGGTTATCAGTTCTTCTTCAGTAATTTTTTCAGCCATTAAATGATTCCATAATTCCTATATTCAACATTCTGCGTCCATGACGGGTCTTTGCCGGATATAGCAAATCTTTGTGATTGGAAAGCATATCTAGTTGCAGACATAAGATCATCCCTGAATGGAACCACCTTTCCTACCTTCCTGTGATACATCCTGAACTCCTCGAACCAGTCTCCAAGCGTAGCAAATACTTTAAATCTATCGTTCTCCATCGCTTGCACCATCGCCATTAACCCCTCTTCTATGCTATTTCCACCCTTGTTCTCTCCCAAGGCGGGAGGGTTTGTAAAATGATTTAGCATCATATTGCATCCAAGGTTACGATACTGGTCGGCCAAACCCGGATTACCCATACTGTCTCTTCGGTTTCCGTCATGCGGATAGACAATAGGTATAAAGTGGGGTCTAGACCTTATATTAACAGAATGGACAGCAGGGGATGCTTTGGCTGCTCTATAACAGTCATAAACGTAAAATGTTTCCTCATCCCTGTCTACCGCGCACCAAACAACCGCTGTCGGGTGATCCCATCCAAAGTCAATAGCCGCTATTCTGGGCCAATGATCTTCTATATTCATTGGGTCAATCATTATCTTATCTTCTTGAATGGGGAAGACAAGACCAGAACCAATAGAGGGTCTACCATATCTACGCATTTCTCTCTCATGCGGAGAATATGATGAGAGAATCTGTTCCATGACCACCTCATTTAGATGACCATTCTCTCCATTCATAGACTTTACTTTCTCAGAAGCGTCATCCCATGTGGCATTTACTAATGCCTGACCACTCTGAAGATTATTCATAAAGGATGCAACAGTTTCTGTCATCCCCGCCTCTGGGGTGAAGGTCATATAAACCATCCCCTTCCTGTCAAGGGTTCTGGTAACGGCTTGGGAGTAGATGTCTCTGGATGGTTCCTCATCCAACCAGATACAGTCTACACTCCTTCCCTGCCATTTCTCTACACCCATCTCATAGGCTTTAAAAAAGAGAGAACTGTTGCCGCCAGTCACGTGCCTAATAAGGGCAACACTCTTCGCATTAGGAACGCCGGGTTTTCTCTCTGTTTTTACTATGTGATCTTTTGGAACTGTACCTGATCCGAATGCTTCTGGGTCATCAGGGGAACCAAGGAGTTCAAACTGAACGATGTCTCTAGTGGTTTCGTTTGAAACACCACCAGCCCATGCGACAATCGGTTGTTTGTATATCCTTCCTTTCCACCAGTCAGGATAGATTCCTGTTAAGTGGTAACTTAATTCCATGCTGCCGCAATAGGACTTGCCTATGCGGTTAGCAGCCATCAGGAGCCGTTGGTTGGCGGTTGCTCCTGTCTCATGGAACTTTGCCTGATAAGGGTAAGGATCATATAATCCAATCCTATTGTACCTTACCTTTTTGTAACGCTCACGCTTTAACTTTAACCTCTGGGTTTTTACCTCAGTTAAGTTGTAACTTGTCGAGGGCATCTAACTCCTTATCAATCTCTTCTATAGACATTTGTTCGACATTGGTTTGCTCTATCTTTTCTACAGGTTTTAATCCCGCTCTATCCAGTAAATCCTTGATTGCGCCAAGGCGCACTGAATCGCTTTGCGACGCCTCTGCCAATTCGAGTAGCCAGTTAATACCCACTGGTATTTTTGACTGAAGAAGTTTTTTAATTCTTTCCTCAATTTCCTGTCCTAGTTGATTCTTGAGTCTGTGTCCCTGCTGCTTTGCTGTCTTTTTGCTATACCCTGCTTCTATTGCTGCTTGGGTAGCATTGCCAGTAAGGCAGAAATGGTCTACAAACTTTTCCTGCATATTTATGTTCATCAAAACTTCCTTCGGTCTAATTGCCTCTGTATAGGGCCACCAGTAGGTAGCATATTTCGATCCCATACTTTGGGGTTGAATGGTAATCCCATTCTCGTATTCCTTTTCTTTAAGTCTGCTAGAGCAGTTCTAAGTTTAGCCGCCCTTTTCTGATTGTCTGTTAATTGAAATTGCTGCTTTGTTTCTTTTGGTGGAACTTTCTTTCCTGCGGCAGTTTCACCTTTAGGTCTATCTCTGAATTCTGTAATAGAACTCATGTATTTCTGCGCTTCTCCACCGGGTACAAACTGGGTAAGAGGGTTGACAGTGGCCTGACCAGTTGTAGATACGTTGATTACTTTAGGGGAATACTGTTTTAAAGTGCTTGGCCCACTCAATTGTGGTCTTTTGGGCGGGAACCGACTGGCTGGAAACTCTAAATTAGGGGTTCGAGGAATAGGATGATGCCTACCTCCTGTACCATACCAAGGATTTCTAGGAACAGATAGCCTTCTTCCTTCCGGTATTGAACCAATTTGATTCCAAGGTCTACTTGGGTTCAACTGAAAGGGTGTTTGATCCGTTAATAATGGTGGTTTAAGTACGAAGTTTACCATATAAGTATTCTCTTATTTTACTAAAATACCCCTTGGGTTTGTTGGAACAATGTATATTATAATTAATTTTTGCAAAGGGGGTGCCACCCTGTTACTGCTTGGCTTCGATCTACCCTGACCAATCGAAGGCATTGCCTTTGTTTGGACTTGCCACCTATTACGCCCGTGTGTGTGCGTAGATAGGATATCCTCTCAGCGTTAGATTCTGAACTTGCTAGGCTTGATATTGATTGATCCTTACTCTCTATATGAGTGTCAGTATGGTAAGAGCATCAAATGGTATTTTCCTAGTACCATGTTAACGTTTGCCGCGTCCACCCTTGGGGCGATGAACGCGTCAAACATACATAACATGGAAAGGAAAATATCCATTTGTTGCTTTACTAGGTGTTTGGTGTTCATCTTAATCAATCAATATCAGGGAGTTCAAAATGGCTAAA